CACTGCAAACAGATCCATAGCACAGCTCTTTCACTGCTTAGCCTCTCCACCAAGGGCATTTACCAGAGCATCAACCAGGCACGAAATTTCACTGGTCAACAGGAAGAAATCTACGTCCAGTCGCTGCGCAACATCTTCACTATCAATATCAGAGTTCTGCTCAAGCAATTCATCCGCAAATTTGACGCTGGTAAGGCTGAAGTTATGGTCCAGTGTAAATTTAATGCGGTTCTGCCAGTCGAGTGCCAACTTAGTGACGAGCTTGCCAGCTTCCAGGTGTGTGGAAATTTCATCGCTTCCCAAATCCTGCTTTTTCACTCGGGCAATACCGCCACCCTCAAGCACTGCCTTAAGTTCTGCCGCATCCCCCATTTGAAATCCCTGTGGAGCACTACCATCACGTACCCAGTTGGTCAGCGTTAATTCAATGGGATTTTCAACACTCAGGGGAACAACAGGAAGAGAACCCAGAGACTTACGCATAAGCGCGAGCATATCCTCTGCCTGCCGCGCGCTGGCATTGATATAGATACGTTTAGTTGAACCGTCGTAGATCGCCTGGATAACAGAAAACTTTGAAAAAGCCCGTGGCAGAAGAGAATGCAGAACTTCGTCTTTCAGGGAGTCCTTCTCTGTTTTCTTCAGTTTACGCGCTTGTTCTTGCTCAAGTTTTTCAATTTTTTCTTGAATAGCTCGCTGGATAACCGGCGGGTGAAGAATTTTTGTTTCGCGCTTTGCTTCAACAAGGATAAAACCATTTCCATGCATAGCGATAACTTCGGAATTATCACCAAATGGCGATACAAAACCGAACTTGGCCATATCCTGACTACCGCATGGCGTGAAAAGGATCATTTTCTTTTTATCTTCTAAGTCGGTCAGATCCGCCTCACGAGAAAGTTTATAAATAGTAATGTTTTTCCAGTGCTTAAACATGTTGTAACCCTTGAATATCAACCACAGAAAGCTCGTCTTTGTAGAAAAAGGCTAGGTTGTGGCACCCCCTCGTTTGAGCGTATGAGCTGGGACCAATTTCGTTCTTCCAGACAAATGGCTTCAAATCCGTACGGCGAAGCATAAAAACGCGATTTGTTCCGCTCTGATTCCCAATGAGGCAAAAGCCTTCTTTCACCTTGATAGCCTGCAAGTTGTCGAGTTCACCGCTGGTTACACGGCTATCGAACTCTTTGCGGCTTATTAGCTCCATCTGCATCTGACGACTCCAAACAAATGCCCATCGAAGGGCGATAGCTGAATGGTACCGAAAACACGACATAAAAAACAATATTTATTAGAGCAATTATGCAATGGTTGACGCCATGTAGACCACAAGTAACCTAAGTTAAAATAAAGAAAACCAGAGCAAATTATTGGTGATGCCGTGGCAAGTATTGCAACAAAAGACAGCATTTGTTCGGGGCACGGAGGATTCCCATCCAGGCCTCCTGTAGAGAGTGAACCACTACTTAAAGTCAACGGAGTCGAAGTGTTAGTTGATGGTAAGCAATATGCACAGCATACCGATGGAAACAGTACGCACGGTGGGCAAGCTATATCAACCAGGGCATGGTTTACCGTCAATAGTAAAGGGATCGTATGCGTTGGTGACCCTGTTTCATGCGGATCTACCGTAGCGTCCGGAGACGGCCTGGTTCAGGTAAGTTAGGAGATATCATGCTGGAAAAAGACTACCAGTTATCCGCATATAAAAAATTGGCCGCCGCCGGTGGGATGAAAACACCTGGTGCCATAACATCGGCACGAAACTGTGCTAACACAGCAAAACTGCTTGCAGAAGAATTGACCGGATTAATTCTGGATACAATTGTCTATCCCGACACTATTACCTGCTATGTTTCAACGATAAGAACAACCACAACCGGCTTAACGAACATTGGAGAACTGGCAACTAAGCACGCGGACCTGTTGGCTGGTTATGCAGATCTGTCAATGCTGCTTCAACTCGATATTGGTTGGGATGTTTACTGCCGTGCTAATGAGCGAGAAGTTTCAGAACTGCCGATCTCTATTGCCATTGGTGATGTGAATATTACTAAATCGCTTGAGGACGCTGTTAACGCGCTTAATACATCAAGTTTAGTCGCTGCTATGGGGGAGATTAACCAGACCCTTAACACTGGCTCAGTAAGCTCGTCAGGCTCTGGTTCAGGCGGCGGCACTGCCACTCCCCCACCAACACTAACAGAAGAGCAAATTGAATCTCTGAAAGTAGCAACTGAACAGTTTGGGGTTGTTTTCAACCAGACAACAGCGCCCACAACTGCGTTACAACAGCAGTATGAACGAGCGAATGAAAGCGCCAACGTAGCCATAACTGCTTATGGACATGCTATCGGTACCGCGCTTGCGGAAGCATCAGCAAATAAGGCCAGCACAGCCAGCGCAGTTGCTGCTTTGGTTCCTGATTCTGTTCTTGATGAATTAAACAAAGCGGCACAGTAACAAAGGACTTCATTGATAATTTTTCTTCAGGAGGAAGACATGTCATTCTTTTCTACGTTAAAAACAGCTTTGTCTTTGAAGGAGAAACTTGCTGCTACTGGTGTTCTTGTTCTGATTTGCGCACTTGTTGGTGCTGGGTTTGCATGGGAACGTCATCAGCTAAAGCAAGCCATAGAGAAAATTGGCAGTCTTGATCAGGCTGTTAAGGAACGTGATAAGTCAATAATGGATCTTAACCAGACCATTGAGACGATGAACAAAGCAGAGCAACATTTTCACAGCCAGGAAGTGAAAAATGAATCAGAGCAAGCCAAGTATGCTGACAGGCAAATGGAACGAAAAGCTGAAGTTCAGAAACAACTGGTTGCGGCGGGTAATGTTCGCCAGCGCATTCCTGCTGACACTCAGCGGTTGCTCCGGGAGTCGATCAGCGAATTTAACGCCGACAAAGGTTAACCACCCTGCCCCCAAAAGTGCATTTATGTGCAGGATGCCGGAGTTTAGCAGTGAATATTTTGATGATCTGCCAGCGTATATCCTCGATACAGAAACGATGCTGATGGGGATTAACAGGAAGAATCGCAATGTTAATGATTACAACCGCGCTATCAGCGGTAACTAAAAGGGATTTTTATGTCTGATAAAGTAACAGTTAAGCAAACTATCAACAAAGCGACTTCAATCTACAAAATTGAGCACATCACTGTTGGCAAGCCAGGATCTGAACAATACCGTCATGCTTTCGAGCTTGCCGCTCAGCTTGGTTTAAAACACCCGGATTGCATTGAGCATGTATTTCCGACCTATGCTGATGAGCAATGTACTCATGTTCTTACCGAAGAGGATTTTTTCAGCACTGAAGAACGAGAAGGCGTTGATCGCTGCATTGGTGTGATTTGCTCTTCAGTGAGTTATGAGTTATTCCCTAATGTCCATGAAAATGGTGGTATTGGATACCAATTCCTGTACGAAGGCGATGAGCTTAAATGTTATGAACATGGTCTTCTTATCGAAAGCGTAGAATAATACCCTTCCTTCCAACCGGCTATGTTGGCCGGTTTATTCAACTTATCCACAGCATAGATCCAATAAACAGATCCCAAAGAGAACCTAGGAAGATCCAAAGAAGATCCCGGATCGCTGTAAGCCGCGCCGTTCATGGCCTGAAACGGGATCAACATTGACTATACGCGATTTTATGTTGACTGTGTGCGATTTTATGTTGACTGCACGCGATTTATTGTTGACTATACGCGACAGAAACGTTGACTGTACGCGATTTTAGAGCCTGAATATTCACAGCTGTTGATAACAGTCATCTAAATTAACGCCAGGCCGCGCCACACATGGAGAAACCACGATGCCGGAAGAAAGTAAAGGCTTCCTTAGCGTTGAAGAAGTTGCAGGAAATACAGGAGAAATCCACAGCCTGAAGCCCAATAACAACAGCACTATACAACCTATCGCTTTGTTGCGCTTAGGTGTGTTTGTGCCAACCTTAAAATCTACCAATGTGGCACTACGTCGCGGATCGTCAGTTACTACAAACACAACGAACGCAACCGAAGAACTATCAAGCCTTAAAATTGTTGAGCAGGAAGGCTATGAGGGAATTGAAATTCATGGCCCACGCCTGGATATGGATACTGATTTTAAGGTGTGGGTGGGCATAACCTCCGCGTTGTTTGACTACGCACCTGATGATGACGGCATAATCACCCTGCCATTCTCCGAGTTTGCCGATCGATGCGGCTATCCACGTAAGCGCCTTTCAAAGGCGTTCCGTAAAAGTATTGATGACTCTCTGACACGCATTCAGCAGACAGTTGTCAAATTCCGCTTCCCGGCGGCAAAAGGTCATCTCAATAACATTAACGTCAACTTGTTGGCATATAGCAGCCTGAATACCGAGCTTGATGTTATCGAGATCCAGCCGCAGAAACAGCTATCTGAACTTTACTATGTTGACTATAAGCGAATCCTGAAGCTGAAGATGCTGGATAAGCTCGGGCGCAAAGAGACGGCCAAGGTGCTGTATACATTCTTTGAGGCTCTACCCGCCAACCCGGCACCTGTCAGCATTGAGCGCCTTAGAGCAAGGCTTAATCTCAAATCATCCGTTAGCGTGCAAAATAGCGTTATCAGAAAAGCCATGAAAGATTTGGAAGCTATTGAATATCTTAAATTTTCAGAGATAAAAAACGGCAGGAAAATCGGCTTCCAGATTCATAAGCGCAATCCATAATATTGACTATATGCGATAGCGAGAAGTTGACTATAGGCGACATTCGTTGACGCTGGTGGATTTTTGCTGGCGTCAATATTCTGCAAGTCGCTATTGAGATGGCTTTTAGGGTCATTTCATCGCGTATAGTCAACGTTTCTCCCGACAATATCTTACATAGTCGATCTTTGGTGGAGTTAAATCGACTACAGTCAACTTTTGACTGTAGTCACATCGCGCATAGTCAACTATTCACATTAACCTTCGCGCATAGTCAACATTTGCGCGGTTCTCATCAAGCAGTGGTATTGATATGCAAGAAGAGAAACAACACTACCTCTACGTTCTGGTGCCGGAGAACGGAGATACTTTTAAAATCGGTATTTCATGTGGTCCATTGGCACGGTTTAAAGGGCTACAAGTGAGTCCCGATTTTGCGCTTTCACGGGTCTATCGTGGTACGCGTTTGGCAATGGTTAATCTTGAGCGGGCTTTACACGCAACCTTTTTCCCCTGGAATGCGCCGTGGGAGAAAAGCGCCGGTGGCGGGCATACTGAATGGTTTACACGAGAGTGTCTTGATAAGGTTTTGGCTCATATCGAATATCTAAATGATATGTGGGGAGGGATTCTCGAGCGCATTAAGTCGAATGATTTACTTCAGCGTCCAGTAGATGCTGCTCGCTCTTTCGAAAAAGAGTTGGATGTTACTTCTATCGTGACTTTCAAAGATGACGCAGGAATGAGGGACGTGGCTTATGTCTCCATATCTGGCTATGAACCGGACGCGATCCGCGCTCAATGTGAATTGCTGAAAGCAGTGTTTATGCTTCGGACTAAATATCCCTGGGAGACAGGGCGGGTGTGCTTCCCTATGGAAGAGTTAACCGCCACCATTGATTCCCAGCTTTACCACGATAATCCAGAGAAGTTTTTTAGCCTTTTAGCCGGTAATGGGCTTAACTGTGTGTCCGGGCTGGGGCGAAGTAGAATCCAACATGCCTCGCTCTTCGGTCCCTTCTTTTACGATCGACACGGGTACTTTGAGACTGAACTTCCGGCGCTTACGCGTGCTATAGATACTATCGATTTCGAACGATTATTCGCTGCTCTTAGCAAATAACACTGATGCCCCTGAACGGGGCTTTTTTGTGTCCTCCTTGTAACTCTCAATCGTGCAAAATGAACCAAACATGCAGAGAATGCTATGTACAAGCATCTGTGCATACATTATTATTTTATGCAGCATTTTTAAGTAAATTCAAAAATACAGCATAAAGGATGACTTTCGATGAGTGATTCCAGCCAGCTTCACAAGGTTGCTCAAAGAGCAAACAGAATGCTCAATGTTCTGACTGAACAAGTACAGTTGCAAAAGGATGAGCTACACGCGAACGAGTTTTACCAGGTCTATGCGAAAGCGGCACTGGCAAAATTGCCTCTACTGACTCGAGCGAACGTTGACTATGCCGTAAGTGAAATGGAAGAAAAGGGTTATGTTTTCGATAAACGCCCTGCTGGCTCTTCAATGAAATATGCGATGTCAATTCAGAACATCATTGACATATATGAACATCGCGGAGTGCCAAAATACCGGGATCGCTACAGCGAAGCGTATGTGATTTTCATCTCCAATCTTAAAGGCGGTGTGTCAAAAACTGTATCGACGGTTTCTCTGGCGCATGCAATGCGTGCCCACCCTCATCTTCTGATGGAAGATTTAAGAATTCTGGTTATTGACCTTGATCCGCAATCTTCAGCAACGATGTTTTTAAGCCATAAACACTCTATTGGTATCGTAAACGCAACATCTGCACAGGCTATGTTGCAGAATGTAAGCCGTGAAGAGCTGTTAGAGGAGTTTATTGTTCCTTCTGTTGTACCTGGGGTTGACGTTATGCCTGCGTCGATTGACGATGCCTTTATTGCATCCGATTGGAGAGAGCTGTGCAATGAGCATCTACCGGGTCAGAACATCCATGCTGTCCTGAAAGAAAATGTGATTGATAAGCTGAAGAGCGATTATGACTTTATCCTCGTTGATAGTGGTCCTCACCTTGACGCCTTCCTGAAAAATGCTTTGGCCTCGGCCAATATACTGTTTACACCTCTGCCGCCAGCAACTGTCGATTTCCACTCATCGCTTAAATACGTTGCCCGCCTTCCTGAGTTGGTAAAACTCATTTCGGATGAAGGCTGCGAGTGCCAGCTTGCGACTAACATTGGTTTTATGTCCAAGTTGAGTAACAAGGCAGATCATAAGTATTGCCATAGCCTGGCTAAAGAAGTGTTCGGTGGAGATATGCTCGATGTCGTCCTCCCTCGCCTTGACGGTTTTGAACGTTGCGGCGAGTCTTTTGACACTGTTATTTCAGCTAACCCGGCAACGTATGTTGGTAGTGCTGATGCATTGAAGAACGCGCGAATTGCCGCGGAAGATTTTGCTAAAGCAGTTTTTGACCGTATTGAATTTATCAGATCTAACTGAGGAGTAAGAAACCCCCATGTCAAAGAAAAACAGACCAACAATTGGGCGAACCCTTAATCCTTCAATATTAAGCGGATTTGATAGTTCTTCAGCCTCTGGCGATCGAGTCGAGCAGGTATTCAAGTTATCAACTGGTCGCCAGGCCACATTTATTGAAGAGGTAATACCTCCGAACCAGGTAGAAAGCGATACCTTTGTTGATCAGCATAACAACGGGCGTGACCAGGCATCTCTTACGCCAAAATCATTAAAAAGTATCCGAAGCACTATTAAGCATCAGCAATTTTACCCTGCAATAGGTGTTAGACGGGCTACAGGGAAAATTGAAATTTTGGATGGTTCCCGGCGTCGAGCTTCTGCCATCTTAGAGAACGTAGGGTTGCGGGTTTTAGTCACGGACCAGGAGATCAGCGTTCAGGAAGCGCAAAATTTAGCGAAAGACGTTCAGACAGCATTGCAGCACAGCATTCGAGAAATAGGTCTGCGTTTGATGCGAATGAAAAATGATGGGATGAGTCAGAAGGATATTGCAGCCAAAGAAGGGCTGTCTCAGGCGAAGGTCACGCGTGCTCTCCAGGCAGCGAGTGCTCCGGAAGAATTAGTCGCCCTTTTCCCTGTGCAGTCGGAATTAACCTTTTCGGACTACAAAACGCTTTGTGCTGTTGGCGACGAAATGGGGAACAAGAATTTAGAGTTTGATCAGCTTATTCAAAACATATCCCCGGAAATAAACGACATCTTATCCATTGAAGAAATGGCCGAAGATGAAGTTAAAAATAAAATCCTGCGCTTGATAACAAAGGAAGCCTCACTACTCACGGATAAAGGTTCTAAAGATAAGTCCGTAGTTACTGAATTATGGAAATTTGAGGACAAGGATCGCTTTGCAAGGAAGCGCGTGAAAGGCCGGGCATTTTCTTATGAGTTTAATCGACTTTCAAAAGAGCTACAGGAAGAACTCGACAGGATGATTGGGCATATCCTTAGAAAGAGCCTCGATAAAAAGCCGAAGCCTTAAACTTTCGCCATTCAAATTTCACTATTAACATACTGTTTTTAAAGTAAATCCATCTAAAATTTCAAGGTGAAATCGCCACGATTTCACCTTGGATTTTACCTTCCGCCCCTACTCCCGAAAAAAATAAAAAAATTGCTTGTCACGAGAAAGTCAACAAGTGACTTTCAATAAAATCTCTTCCGAAAAGGGATTCACACAAGTGCCTTGTGTTTAAGGAAGAGTAAATTGAGTAACTTACGCGAATACCAGAATCGTATTGCAGATATCGCAAAACGCTCTAAAGCTGTGCTTGGCTGGGCAAGCACTGCGCAGTTCGGTACTGATAACCAATTCATTAAAGATGATGCCGCGCGTGCCGCATCTATCCTTGAAGCTGCACGTAAAGACCCGGTTTTTGCGGGTATCTCTGATAATGCCACCGCTCAAATCGCTACAGCGTGGGCAAGTGCACTGGCTGACTACGCCGCAGCACATAAATCTATGCCGCGTCCGGAAATTCTGGCCTCCTGCCACCAGACGCTGGAAAACTGCCTGATTGAGTCCACCCGCAACAGCATGGATGCCACTAATAAAGCGATGCTGGAATCCGTCGCAGCAGAGATGATGAGCGTTTCTGACGGTGTTATGCGTCTGCCTTTATTCCTCGCGATGATCCTGCCTGTTCAGTTGGGGGCAGCTACCGCTGATGCGTGTACCTTCATTCCGGTTACGCGTGACCAGTCCGACATCTATGAAGTCTTTAACGTGGCAGGTTCCTCTTTTGGTTCTTATGCTGCTGGTGATGTTCTGGACATGCAATCCGTCGGTGTGTACAGCCAGTTACGCCGCCGCTATGTGCTGGTGGCAAGCTCCGATGGCACCAGCAAAACCGCAACCTTCAAGATGGAAGACTTCGAAGGCCAGAATGTACCAATCCGAAAAGGTCGCACTAACATCTACGTTAACCGTATTAAGTCTGTTGTTGATAACGGTTCCGGCAGCCTACTTCACTCGTTTACTAATGCTGCTGGTGAGCAAATCACTGTTACTTGCTCTCTGAACTACAACATTGGTCAGATTGCCCTGTCGTTCTCCAAAGCGCCGGATAAAGGCACTGAGATCGCAATTGAGACGGAAATCAATATTGAAGCCGCTCCTGAGCTGATCCCGCTGATCAACCACGAAATGAAGAAATACACCCTGTTCCCAAGCCAGTTCGTTATCGCGGCTGAGCACACGGTACAGGCGGCGTATGAAGCACAGCGTGAATTTGGTCTGGACCTGGGTTCCCTACAGTTCCGCACCCTGAAAGAATACCTGTCCCATGAACAGGATATGTTGCGTCTCCGCATCATGATCTGGCGTACTCTTGCGACCGACACCTTTGACATCGCTCTGCCGGTTAACCAGTCCTTTGATGTATGGGCAACCATCATTCGTGGCAAATTCCAGACTGTATATCGCGACATTATTGAGCGCGTTAAATCTTCTGGTGCGATGGGGATGTTTGCTGGTGCTGATGCAGCATCTTTCTTCAAACAGTTGCCGAAGGATTTCTTCCAGCCAGCCGAAGACTATATCCAGACTCCGTATGTTCACTACATCGGTACCCTGTTCGGTAACGTGAAAGTGTACGAAGTACCTGCTGGTATTTGTAAGAACTTAACGACAGAGAACATTCAGTTCAGCTCGATGGATGTGCTGTGCTACGTCCGTGATGAAAATCCGGGTAAAGCAGGCTTCGTGACTGGTGATGCTGTCCCGGCCATCCCGTTCCAGCATCCGACCACTCCGGCGCTGGTCAACCGTACCACGCTGTGGGGTTCGGCTATCAACGATATGCACCCACGCAACGGCGCTGATTACTTCACTCGTGTAACGCTGACAATGGCCAAAAAAGGCGGGCTTAACTTTATAAGCGGCGACACGATTGATGCCGGTGACTCTGAGTAATCAGGGGAAGTTCTCCGTTTAACATAGCGCCCCCGTGCGGGGCGCATAACAGGGAAAGTTATGTCTCAATATTCAATTCAACAGTCATTAGGTAATGCATCCGGCGTCGCTGTTAGCCCGATCAATGCCGATGCGACGTTATCTACCGGTGTTGCATTAAATAGCAGCTTGTGGGCTGGTATTGGCGTATTTGCGCGTGGCAAGCCGTTTACTGTTCTTGCGGTTACTGAGTCCAATTACGAAGATGTTCTCGGCGAACCGCTGAAGCCGTCTTCCGGCTCACAGTTCGAACCAATTCGCCATGTGTACGAAGCTATTCAGCAAACGTCTGGTTATGTTGTCCGTGCTGTTCCGGATGATGCGAAGTTCCCGATTATTATGTTCGATGAATCAGGCGAACCGGCTTACAGTGCGTTGCCATACGGTTCTGAAATTGAACTTGATAGCGGCGAAGCCTTTGCTATCTACGTTGATGATGGTGATCCGTGTATTTCACCTACCCGTGAGTTAACCATCGAAACGGCAACAGCGGACAGCGCAGGTAATGAACGCTTCCTCCTGAAACTGACCCAGACGACTTCGCTCGGCGTGGTAACGACCCTGGAGACACACACTGTGTCTTTGGCGGAAGAAGCAAAAGATGACATGGGCCGCTTGTGTTATCTGCCTACGGCTCTGGAAGCCCGTTCTAAATATCTGCGCGCGGTTGTTAATGAAGAGCTGATTTCGACGGCGAAAGTAACAAATAAAAAATCGCTGGCGTTCACTGGCGGTACCAACGGCGATCAGTCGAACATTTCCACTGCTGCTTACCTGCGCGCGGTGAAAGTGCTGAACAATGCGCCGTACATGTACACCGCTGTTCTCGGCCTGGGTTGCTATGACAATGCGGCGATCACTGCGTTAGGTAATATCTGTTCTGATCGCTTGATTGATGGCTTCTTTGATGTCAAACCGACATTGACGTACACGGAAGCGATCTCTGCTGTTGAAGATACCGGTTTACTTGGTACCGATTATGTAAGCTGTGCTGTCTATCATTTCCCGTTCTCCTGCAAAGACAAATGGACCCAATCCCGCGTGGTCTTCGGTCTGTCTGGCGCGGCGTATGCGGCGAAAGCTCGTGGCGTCAAGAAAAACTCCGATGTCGGCGGTTGGCATTACTCACCGGCTGGTGAAGAACGTGCCGTCATTGCTCGTGCATCACTTCAACCGCTGTATCCGGAAGACACCCCGGACGAAGAAGCTATGGTCAAGGGCCGACTCAATAAAGTATCTGTAGGTACTTCGGGCCAGATGATCATCGATGATGCTTTAACTTGCTGCACGCAGGACAACTATCTGCATTTCCAGCACGTCCCATCCCTGATGAATGCAATCAGCCGTTTCTTTGTCCAGTTAGCCCGACAGATGAAGCATAACCCGGACGGCATTACTGAGTCTGGCCTGACTAAAGGGATGACCAAACTTTTGGATCGCTTTGTCGCCTCCGGCGCTCTGGTGGCTCCTCGTGATCCTGATGCTGACGGTACAGAACCGTATGTGCTGAAAGTTACGCAGGCGGAATTCGATAAATGGGAAGTAGTCTGGGCCTGCTGCCCGACTGGCGTAGCCCGTCGTATCCAGGGCGTACCGCTGCTTATTAAGTAAGGAAATACAATGAGCAAAAACTTTTTTCAATCCGGGGCATTTTTGGGGAATGGACTGTCCCGTTTCGCTTTGAACTCTGATCCTGTGCAGCTGATGGAGTCTGCCCGAGCAAGCGCTGAACCGCCAACAGATCCGGTTATTAATAATAATCCGGAACCGGCGGCACAGACTAACGATAACGTTCCATCTGCCCCGGCTCCTGAGCAAATCCTGGAAGGGAAAGACGGTAAAGAATGGACCGTCGAACAGGCGCACCAGATGATTCTGGAAGCTGCAAATCGAAGTGCTATGCAGAATGCGTTGAGTGATGCGGCCGACGCCGTTTTCGCCTGGGCTGATAGCGGTGATCTGACTTTCGACTCCCTTGATGGTTTCGTTCAGGCTATCGCTGGTATCTCTGATGACGACGACTCCGAAGTTACAGAAGAACAGGACGATGCCTATAACGAAGCATGGGCAAATGTTGCTGACTTCCTCGCAGCATGCGGTGTAGATGATGACCTGATCGAAGCACTGGCTGACGATGAAGACGACGACGCAGCTGCTGATGTTGGTGCCTCTATCGCTGGTTTAGATAGCGACGACCGCGACGAACTGGAAGCGGCGTTTGTTGTTGCTGGCACTTCTGATGAAATGCTGACTGAAGCATTTAAGAAGGTTGTTCGTAATGGTGAGATCAAACTCATCCGTAAACGCCTGCGTAAAAAACGTCTGACTGCGGCTCAAAAATCGGCGCTGAAAAAAGCGCGTCGAAAAGCCCAGACCGGCGCGGCAAAACTTGCCCGCAAAAAGTCAATGAAACTGCGCCGTAAGCGCCTTGGCTAAAGGAGGAGGCCGGAGAACTCCGGCCTTTAACTTGAATGGCACCTATACCTTATGGGGTTTACAGCCAGGCTGACGGTGTATCGCCATTTCTGAAAGTTACTTTAACGAACTCTCAGTACCAGGTTACCGGATATATCAGCCAGGGGGCAGCAATGAACATGGCCCAGAATTGGGAAGCGCCGTTTACCGGTATGTCCATGGGGTCTGTTGCTGGTGCTTTCAGTGGTTTTGCGCAGGTTGGTACTGAAACAACGTCGGTGGCCCGTTGGAACAGCTTAATGGTTTGGGAAGGGGGGACACCGCCGACGTTCACGCTGCCCGTAACTTTCATTGCTTTGAACAATCCATTCATTGAAGTTTCAGGCGCTATCGCCGCGTTGACAGCCATGATTAGCCCGGAACTAAAAGCGGCCAATGTTGGTGGTCGAATCCCGGAACGTGTGACGCTAAACATTGGTCGCCGGATCAACATCACCGATGTCGCTATCCAGGACTTAAGTTTTGATCTCGATGCGCCAAGGGACAGTAATGGATATTTCCTGAAAAACACCGTCAACCTCCAGTTGACCGGTTCTTCGATATATAACAGCTCCGATATTGTTCGGGCGTTCCAGTAAAAGGATTTTATATGGGGCACAATAACACTAAGGGAAACCGTAAATTTATTAAGGGCCGCTATACTGCCAACGCGGCCAAAGGCGAACGACTGGTATCTTCTGAATTCCAGCTCACTTTTGCAGGCCATGAAGATATCAGCGTACTGGTTCGCACGTCGCAAATTCCTGAAATGACCCGCGAGGATGTGGAGGACTATGGTCCGAATGGTGTGAAGTTCAACCAGCACGGTCCAATTCGAAACTCTGGGGAAATCCAGGTCCAGTGCGTGGAGACTATCGAAGGCGATATTCTTCAGTTCATTAAGGATCGCATTGCGGCGAAGGACTATGTTGATATCACGATGGCTGCGACCCCTGAATCCAAATCTTCCGGGGTTAACGCTGTGACTAAAGCTGCTACAACAATTGAAATGTTGGACTGCAAAATCTACAGTGATGCAATCGACTTTAGTACCGAAGATGTGACTGCCGCTGTGCGCCCGTCACTTCGTATCGTCTACAACTGGATTGATTGGGATTAAGAGCCATCCCTTGTATTTTAAAGCTCCTTCGGGAGCTTTTTTTATAACTATTTTATATAAAAATGCATCGATAACATTGTCTGGAGTTTTATGTTAGATTATTAATGTTCTAATAAACTACAATTATTGCGGTAGATGTTTGTGCCTGTACTGTTAAAGGGGGACTCTAAAATGGCTGTGATTCCAATGTCGTACTCCCCGGGTACTGTCGCTCGTCGATTTTCGATCCTGGACGGAGTTACCATCCAGGGTGTGCTTTACCAGGTTATATGGGATTCCAAAACCCCATTTGCAGCTGTAATAGAGGCTGCGCCTTCTGTTATCGATGGTGATATGCGGCATAAGGTTGTCGCTACTCTTGAACTTCAACGTCGCCCGCAGCTTGAAGGCGTACTGGTAAGGAAGTTCTGGGAGGATAGCGATGTTGGCCAGATTGAAGGTATCGTGGTTGATGGAACTGTCCGGGATGTCGGTTTAGCTACTTTTGTTTACGAAACCGTAGCCTCAAAAGCTGGTGTTGTTTTGCTCAGTGATAATGAGCAATACGAAGGTGGAAAAGCTCTTTGGCAACATATCGCCCGTCGCTCTTCCGAGCTAAAAGTGTTTATCCTCGACACCGATGCTGCTCAGTATTACCCGTTTGACGGCGAACGTGTTTGCTATGACGGGAAAAGTATTCCTGAATCCGAGATATGGAGTGAACATCCGGATCGAAGTAAGCATGGGGTTGTTCTTGTCGCAGAATCCATAACTGGAAAGGCGGCATAGCAGTAAAAAATTCCTTGCTCCTTAAAAGGGGAGAGGGTTAATCTACGTATGCTAAGCATAGGTATGGCCCCGGTTAATGTTAAGCGTTGTGCGGGACGCATAATGTTTACTGGGGCTTTCTTCTATCTGCTTTTCGGGGAATGCCTGAAGCAGATAGCCTCAAGCACACCGCAGCGGGTGTATCAATGTCTGGCTTTTTTTCTATAGAAATCACCTGGAAGGGTGAATATCCACATCAGAAGAAATGTTGCAGCAAACATGATCCCTAATGGCCAGACCGCGCCAAAGAAAATCCATACTAAGATCTCCTCTGCTCGTTCTTTGCGGTCGATATCGACAAGCATTTTTCGGCTGATCATGTATACACAGAAGCCAATACAAACATATCCTGCAAAAGCGATCGCTAACTGTAAAAAATCAGATTGCATCTCCGACCTCAAACTGAAAACGCCAGGTGACTCCAGATTAGAGCAATCTATCACCCTCTGAATCCTGCCGGTATACCCCATTGTTCGTTATCTTTATTTTTGGCTAAAACCGCATTAAGAGCTTCGTTTACCGTCATGCAATGCGGCAGATTATCGAAGTTTGATACCCCGCCAATATCAGGAGAACGCTTGTTCTTCAGGTAAGCATATTTCCGCGCTGCCGCCTCTACTTTCTGCTTGAACTCATGTTTTTGAGCGCGTTTTTTGGATAACCGCAGATTGTCAGCCTTTGCTTTTGCCTCAGCGATCCATGAAGTCAATTTTTTGAGTCTGGTCGTTCCGGCACCGCCGGAAACTGATCTTTTTGTTTTTTTAACTTGTGACTTCTTATTCTTTATTGCCACGTCATCCTGACAGGGGGAGGGGGTATCATTTTGACATGGGGGTGTGGATAAAAAATTAAATAAAGCCAATGTCTTAGCGAGAACAGCTTTAACCTTGGTTGCCGCTGAAGAGATCTTTAATTTGCTTTCAATCAGCGCATTTTTGGCTTGTTGTGCGAAGGCCAAAAAGGATGGTGTAAACCGGTACAGGTTAGCGCGACGTTCATGGTGATCGCCGATAACAATCTCTACAGACAGAATTCCTTTGTTTACAGCTTCACGGAATGCACGAACGACGGTTGATTGGCTATAACCAGTTTCTGCCGCGATCAGGCGGTGAGGCTTGTGAATGAAGTATTCACTAGTTGTTGCCGCGAGATTTGCACATTGCGACAGGATATGCCCGGCGCTACGGGATAGACCGGAGTGTGTTACAAAGCAGGCCAATTCATAGCCAGAAAAAGTAAAATCGCTCATCGTTATACAGCTCAGGAAAGTGACTTTAGCCAGCATTACAATGCTGGTGGTTCTTACTACGTCTGTTAGCGCGTTGCCGCGACAGGTACCAGCACACCAGCATCAAGCAATCGCTTCATCAGCCACTGCTGACCTTTGCCGGTTATACGAGTCGTGAAAGAAATCCTGCTTCCATTGCTTGTATCGATCACGGTTTCTTTAAGGGTGAAATACCCACGGGATATGTATTCTTGTTTGGGGACGTTCCTGCGTTCACCGGTTGCGATCAGAATTCCGTTATCACGCAACCAGGTGAAGAGATAGTTTTGGCCCAGGCCGAGCACTTTGGCATAGTTGCCGATTAGAACTCCGCTGGCGGTAGCAACGCGTTCGGCGAATTCGACTTTAGGTGCATCCATAAGCATTTTTTGCTCCAGCCGTTGCTTTTGCTCTGCCAGGTCGGCAGCCAAACGGAGAGCTTCAGGGAGACTCTGCGGAATAGCAGGTTGTAATCTTCCGGCTCGATAGTCGATAAATGTCTGGTTTACCTTCAGCCGAAACGCGGGAGAAATCCAGCCTGCGTACTCCACAGCGAGCAATTCATGGGCAAAAGTGCCGCCGCCACGGCCTTCGAAAGAAACTATGCAATTCTGCATAGTTTCTTTTTCAAGCTCTTCGATGAGCTGTTTGGCTGACAGCGTTCTTAGCCATTGAGCTGGCGCTTTATGGGCACCGAGTCCGCTCGCTCTGTGTAGAGCATTAAGGTTGTAACGGCCAGCGCGGTCGGTCGTAATTTCAACACCACAAATAACAGGCAGAGTGGTTGAAGGATCGACATTTTGATGAAGGTTTGATATATTCATATCCGCATTGAATGTTTGTTGCATTTTTTCTCCAAATTTGCATCAACCTTCAATCACCAGCTCGAAATGGTGATTCTTTGCACTTAGAAAACGAAATTTATTAGAGCAAATTTTTCTGGCCCGATCCAGATCGGGTTGGTCGATCTGCTCAGAAACCTGCCAGTTTGCTGGCAGGTTTTTTCTTTTGTTAACCTATTGCTACTGGTTTTAACAAACCAGCATCAAGTAGCTTGCGAGTTAACCACTGCTGGCCTTTACCCGTTAATTGGGGCGTCAGCCGTATCTGGTAGCCATTTTCATCATCCAGCACCACTTCTTTCACCGTGAAATATCCGGCGTTGATGTACTGCTGGCGCGGTACGTTTTTGCGCGCACCAAAAGCCATGAGAATGCCGTTCTGGCGCAACCATGAGAAAAGGGCGTTTTGCTTAAGTCCAACGACCTTTGCAAAGTTCCCGATCAGGATTCCATTAGCCGCTGATACCCGGTCGGCAAAATCGACTTTAGGGGCTGCGGCCACCAGCTGTTGTTCCAACTGCATTTTCTGTTCTGCCAACTCGGCAGCCAGGCGTAGAGCTTCTGGTAATGTTTGGGGGATCGATGGGGTAGGTGAGTTTGCCTGCTGCAATTCTTCCAGTTTGTCGATCAGCGAACGGCGGACCGCTTTCGATTCGCGCGCGGCGACTCGCAGGGCTTGTTTGTAGGTCATGGTTATGACCTCAAAAGAGCGCCCGGCCCTTGTGCCATGGGATTTTACGAAAGTTTCGTAAAATTCCCCATCAAGTTCATCCTTAATTCTATTGAGAAAATCGTTATTGCGGATCTCATTTTCCCTACATAGCTTGCGCGCATCATTAACCATCTTTAACAGCGTCTGGCTGTCGATTGTGTCTCCAGTGTTGGAGATAACATTCACAGCTGGTGATGGCGTAGCTGAAGCAACAGATGCTGGTTTTTTAACATTCAAATTATTACTGGTCATTCTATGTGCCTCCTTTCTCATTTCTGCTGCCACCGTTGCGTAACGTAGACGTCCTTGTTCAATCAAATAATCCCTGATCTCGGCTATCAGTAGCCTGTTGATCACAGCCTTATCTGTTCGGGTATAAAAACGCCTGGTTATCATGAAATAGTTGGCAATTGCGCCGGGGATCTCCCGTGTCGGCATACAGGCAGTATGCAGGGCGATCGCTTCGGCTATTTCATTACGGGTGACGAGAGGTTTTTTCATAAAACCCCCTGAACGTCAGCAGAGAAGGGGAGGTTCCAGTAACTAAGTGAATTGCGCGAGTTAGTAGAAAAACGGGCAGTAAAAATGCAGGGGCCATCAGGCAATTGAGAGCGTGCTTCGTCTTCAGTTGCTGCGATAACGAAGTGATAGTGGTGTTTTTGGCAGGAGTAAAAGCGCCAGATAAATTCAGGATGAGTAGGGGTAGGGATAGTAGCCACAATGGCAGCCTCCTTTTGCTAATTTAAGGAGCTACCGCGTGAGGTTCCAATCTCAATGGCGGTAGCACTGACTGGGTTGGAACTACCGGCGCAAAAGGGAACCGGCCTGCCTTTCGGCAGCCCAGCCAGCACTACCATTGATCTCGGAGCTATGTGCTACGTATGGCTGTGCGATGGCATGACACAAAAAAAGACGCTTTTGGCGTCTGTGTCGCCTTTTGCATTATCCGGGGTCTCAATCCCGGCACCCGTTTTAATGAGGTGCCTGATAAGCATAAACCGAAAATGCCTCAAGGCGCAAGAGGTCAGGCTCAATGTAACATCGGTAGTTAAAAAACACAATTCATTAGAGCAAATATTCATTCATTAAGCCATGCCAGAGCTTCATCAACCTGCGCTTCGTCTTCGACGCTAAGCACTTCATCCTGGGGAACATAATCCGCCAGCATAGCGAAACAATATGTATCCCAATGGTCTGGTGAGTGCAGGTTGAGTTTTTTCTTCATATCCTCCTTACTCATCACCTTCCATTGACCTGCGGAGTTAATCCCTACAGGGATTTTCGACGCTTCCTCAATAGTTTCATTACCCTTATCCAGTCTCATACGACCAGATTTTACGGCCTCTGCGGCTTGAACATTGGCATAAGCACGTTTATCAAAGTACAGGCTCTTATCTTCACGGCTATGCATCTTTTTACCCCAGCGTATACGCTGTACGGTAATACCATAATACTCGTACATCAGATCCGCCGTTGCTTTACCCAGGCCATCGCCGTCTATCGCTATGGTGATATTGGGGAATCGCTCAGGATTACATTCTGCGAAAATTTTGGCGGCAAGCTGCGTTTCTGTAACGTCTGTGTATTCCAGCATTCGATAGTTGATTACACGGCGTTTATTTCGCTGGCCGGACACCATCATGATATTGATAACGGACTTATCCCGTCCCGTACCACCAGCAACGTCCACACATGCAAGCCAGCCCCATCCTTTGGCAATCTTGACTTTCCGCCGCGTTGCACGTTCAACCTCATCACGTCCAAGAAGGAAGCCATCCTGTGATTTAGGGAATAGGCCGCGTACCTTAATCATGTACATAGGGTTATCACGCCCGCCGTACTCCGCCAGCTTCATTTTGATAAATGCTGGCGTTACCAACGGTGATTCCTCACTGTTAAGCGTGATCGCCGTATAAACGCCATCAGGGTTACCAGGACGCTTGGCCAGTTTATGGTGTGTATCGTAGAAATAGCCGCTTGGGCGTGTAGGCTGTGACAGCAATAAGATGCGGTTATCCTGTCCGGTAAGAGCACCGGTGATGATACCGAAAGCTCTATCACTGACACCGGAGGCTTCATCGATAATATACAGAAGATGATCTGCGTGTTCACCGGCGAGAGCTTCTTCACTTCCCAGACGAAAGCCCTTCGGTACTACAGTCCATACACCTTTACCAGTAACCTCATAGAAAGCGGTTTCTGTCAGAACAAAATAATCAGCAAGCCATGGAAAACGGCTGGTGGCAGTAGCCCAGTTTATCTTGATGTACTTGAATATACCGGTCATTACCTGCTGAATTTTGTTCGCAACGATAATGGCTCGGGCACCGGGATACATGATTATGAACAACATGATCATGATAGAAGTCATGTCTGATTTCCCGGTACCGTGACCAGACGAAACAGATGTCTTGCTACCCTGTTCCTGCACAGACTCAATAATCAGATCCTGCTGCCAGGTAGGTGTTTTGCCGAACAAAACATCAGCGGCAGCAATCCAGTCATAACGATATAGCGCCACCAGCTCGCGCCAACGTGGATCCGTTACGCAACTTCTGGCCATTAATCATCATCCCCGTATAGCTTGCGGGTAACTTCTTCGTCTTCCTCCTCGTCTTCGTCCAAGTCTTGTTCCAGCCATGGGTCGTTTGATACACCTTCAGTATCAACATCTCCATAACCGCCTGTATCAACGATATCGGCGATTTCTTCCCTACGCTGCTCAATCCACAATGCGGCATCGGCGCGGCGGTTGGCGGCCCGTTCTCGCGCAACTTTGTCCAGATCTTCAAGAGAAGGGCCACCGACGGCTGTTTGCCTTTCCTCATCATCGGTATTGGTCTTAGGAGCACGCAGATCGGCTTTGATTTGCTCCAGCATCAGGGGCGGCACTTTTCCGCCATGCGCCTCGATGAATTCAGCTGCTTCCAGCACTGACCAGTTATTTTCACGCTTTCGTTCGTATGCCAGCTTAACAATGCCAGCTTGCCCCATAGACAAAGCGTGCTTTTCCGCCTCCCGGCTTTCTTTTCGATAGTTATTCCGGATGCTGTAAATGGTGTTGATCAGGCTGCTTATCTGCGCGGAACAGCTGTTTAGCATGCTCGCGATACGATATTCAGGCGGAGTCCCTTCATCATCGTCTTTTTGCTGATCGCGCATTTCCTGCACCAGACGAATACACGTATCCCTGGCGTTCTCCAGCATAAGGAGATGAGAGAGAGACTTTTCCAGAAGAGTGGTTTCCAGAACATCAGCCCCGGACCGACGCAACATAGCGCGCGCGGCCTTCCGCGCTTCAACGTTATCTATCAGGTAATCGCCAGCTTCGAATTCAAAGCGTTCACCATCATCATCCAGGGTGTCGCGTTCCAGGCGATCACGTAAGGTCCGGTGGGCGCGGGTGATCACGTCATGATCATCAGAACGATCATTTATGCGCTTATTCTGGCGCTTCGCGTTCTCGACTGCGGCACTGACAACAGCATTAACTCTTTGTTTTTCAGCCATTTCAGCCGCAATGTGATCACCTGCATGTTGATCATTAGAGTGATCAATGATCATGCTTTTTAGTGGCTTCCTGACTGGCTTATTTGGCTTGCGGCTGTCCGCTGTCCTGGTGTCTTCTTTGAAGGCACGGAGATAACGACGTGCGGTATTAGGGTTAAGATTAAACTCGGCGGCATACTGTGCGATGGTGTAACCACCATCTCGCGCCAGGCGAGCAAAATTCTTCTTGTGATCGTCCCAGGTCACTTATGCTTCCTTTCGTAAAAACTCTTTTTGACGCGAGGGTAACGAAAGTCACATGTCAAAAGGCCCGGAACGGGCAAGCAATCAATCAGATACGTGCGGATGTGGCATTACCGTAATGACGGTGCTGACGGGCCACCTTATTGAAAAGTTGACGCGCCATTACCCAAGGCTGGTGCTCCCGGCGTTCCTTTTCGTCCTGCGTCATATAGAGTTCGTTCTGGAGTTTTTCATCAAACCGGCGCGGCGCGCGGCTGCGGCGAAAGAATTCAGGATTCAGAGAGTGGATCTGAAATCTACGTGGGCGTGTACTGTCATCAATCAAAACAGACGAATACTTAGACACAGCGATAGCCTTTAAGCGCAGATAAACGTCGCGCTTATCGACATCCAGATGCGGGTATTCCTTTTCAAGGATTGCTGCGAGTTCTTTCGCTGATAGAAGAGATTTAGTGCGGATCATGTAATCCGCAATCTCGTACGATGTTATTCGTGAGTGATTTATTTCCATGAAGTGGCGTCCCTGCCAGTTAAGTAACATCCTGTCACCTACTGATTAGCCCATGTCAACTAATCAACGTGGAATATAATACCCTAGATTAAAGAAGTAGCAATACATTAGAGCAATTTTACCTAACGCTCGACGAGTGATTTGTGATAGCGCCGACTCCAAGCGCGTAATCAAAGAACAATCGTTGATGCATCGCCAGCCTACCGTGCGTCTTCTCCCAATTATCGCGGTCACGCTCAATATCACGCTGGCATGACTGGCACAGAGGAATTGCGTAAATGTCATGCGCGCATAATCGACTATGACGAACGATATAAGGCGTAATGTGAGCGCCAGCTCCCGCCGCTCCACACCCACAGCATGGACGGGAAGCAACAAAGTCCATGTACTCAGGTAATTTTAGCGATTGCAGTTTTGGTATTTTGAAATGCGCCATGCCAGGGTCGGAGTCAACATCCACAGGGCATACTTTTGCACGCATCGGCGCGGCGCGTTCTTCCATCATCTGGACATATGCTGTAGCGCGATCGTCATACGGGCGAATATCCGCCTCTTTCAGAGGTCCGCTATCCTGCGTTGCGGCTTTCATCTTATTTATTGATATACGGTAAACTTCTTCCGGCATCAGGTGCATCATGTTGCGCATGAAAGCCCACCAGCACAGTTCCTGAATACTTAAATCATGGCCATCTGAAAGCCCCATTTCCTGACGGGCGACATCCAGTATCCAGTTAACGCGATTATTATGCAGCGTTTCTTTCAGCTCATTAAAACCACGCATCCGGTAATGGTTATCGTGATGCCAGCACAACAACACCGCGCTCTTGTCTCGTTCAGCGTGGACAATATGGTTGTCACACCAACTACGATCTGCGGCCTGGCATTGCCCCTCTTTCCTGCGCAACCACGCCACCAGCGCGTCAATTCCACCAATACGGCGAAACAGTTCATCGCTATTAAAAAACGGCTGCAACGCCTCATTTGTTGCCATAGTTTGCTCGGAAACAACGAGGCCGTCGTCCATGTGCTCGATTAACTCACGCGGCACCGGCTCCATAATAAATTTACGGCCAGCCTCCACCAGCTTTCTGACTTCCTGATCCACTTTGAATGTGGCGACGCCAAGCTCTTTTTGTACAAAGGGAGTAATTACGGCTTTCACATCACACCTTTCATCACTGATTGGGCTTTATCTGCTGCCCGGCATTCTCTGTTTAAGCACAACCATTTCCTGACGGCATAACACAGCAATAGCGGTCCTGACACCAACTTGCTTACCAACCAGGTATTGCTTTACCTCGCGGCGACTCACGCCATCAAGAAGCATCTTTAACGCTTCACGGGACAATTTGTTGTATTTGCGTGCCATTAATCTACTCCGCAGAACCATACAATCTACGTAACGTGTCGGCGACAGAAGATACAGATATCTCGCCAGTCGCAGCGCCTACAGTAAGGTCTGCCAGTTCAGGTGAATCAAATACCTGCACCCCGTTACGGCGTAGAAATAGCAGCGCACTGTTTAGCGCGGTACGCTTATTGGCATCATTGAATATATGCCCTCTCGCTGTAGCCACCAGGTAGGTGGCGGAGACTTCGAAAAGGTCGGTGATCTCTTCGTAGGCAACTCTGGCCTGAACTCTCCCGATAATGGCCTCTGCCCTACCCGGATCTGACATGCCAGGCAGGCCGCCGTAGCGGCTTATATTCGCATCATGAAGCGCAACAAGTTCTTCCGGTGATATATGTCTCATTATCGGTTAACCAGTTCCTTGTTGGTGGAGTCCAGGGTGTCAAACAGGGATGCAAATTCAGCATCCAGCGCCGCTTTTTTGTAGGCTTCGAAAGTAGCCTTGCTGACAATTACTGCTGGCTCACGGCCTCTGCGGGTGATTTCAACCTCTTCCCCGGCTTCAACATTGTTGAGCACTTCAGAAAGGTTGCCACGCGCGGTACGGAAGTTAATGGATTGCATAAACACCTCGTGTACTCGTTATGTGTACACAATTATAAACTTCACAGGCATAAAGCACCAGCACTTTGCAGCTTAAATAACCGGACAATCATCAAATTCCCCACTTCGGGCATCATTGATGACATGAGTGATCACACCAAAAACAGCATTACTGCCCGTGTATCCATCGTCATCTACTGGTAACGCCTCTTTCTTCCCGGTGCTTAAGTCCTCCAGGTGCTGGCGCGGATACTTCCTGTATCTCTTTATGCGATATTCACCCTCCATAGCGCACACAAGCAGAGAACCATCAACCGGAGTAAGCGAGGAATCAACCACCAGCAAAGCACCCTGCAATATTCCCTCACGGTGATGGCTATCAGCTGCCCGCATGAAGTAGGTCGCTGAAGGATGTCTAATTATCTGCTGATCAAGAGAAATTCGGCTTTCAACATAATCCGCCGCAGGAGAAGGGAAGCCCATAGCGTTTTACCTCAATGATACTGTTTATTCATACAGTATACATTGAAAAGGCATAGTTTGTGAAAGCGGGGTTTGTAGGCGCGCCACGCTGGGGGCTAATCACATTTCTCCCCCATCTTGCCGTTATTTTTTTGGTGCATCCTCGTTCTGATACACCGGATCGCTCCCTTTTGGCAACTGGAGGCTTAACTGCCGGTAGTGCCGTAGCCGTTCCATGAAATAGGCGCGCAGGTTTTCCGGTTGCTCACGGGCCACCTGCTCTGCAATCACAGGTATATTCAGCCGTTCTTTGTAAGCAACGCCGCTGGCGGCAAGGTCTACGTTCACCTTGTCTCGCTCTTCCTGGCTTTTAGCTGCTATATTTCGATCTGACACAAGAAACCTCCAGGAGTTAGTGGATCAGGCACATGCACAATAACGTTCTCAATGTTAGCCGTTCAATTCAGACAATCAGAGACTGCACCAGTGTGGTGGCATCAATCCCATTGCGGAACAGCATAGACGAACTGCAAATTCGTGTATTGAATCCGAATCAGGCTAATAAGCAATTGCGCTTTATTTTGACGCTGAAAAGTGAAACAGAGGGGATAAAGCACAGCGTAAAAGTGTTTTCTGAGGCCATTCTGCTTAATGGGAAGCTCCGGCATCTGGTAAGGCCAGAACGTCAATATCCTGACGTCCTGGCGCGTGAAAAAGACCTTCTTTCTGAAGTTCAGGATAGGGTGATCGATTTCGTCAAATGCTATCCCCTGCATTGAGGGCAGGTGTTCCCTTCCGCAAAGTAGGGAAAATTGCTATCAAGTTCATCACACCATCTGCGATGGTCGTAGCACCAAAACGCCTCCCACGGTGCACGGAAATACTTCATCCACCAGGACACTCGATCAGGTATATCTTCTGGTGGCAGTTCTTCTGGCAATAATTTGCCTGATAATTCCCTTTCCGCCCGCGACAGCATTTTTTTGAGGCTCGCGTTCTCTTTTTCAAGCTCATCTACGCGCACCTGTAATTCAGCTTTCGTTGGCATGGTCCACCTCATGCTTTTCAGCCACCAGCGGCAATAAAGCCCTGGCCATCTTATGAACCAATAGTGCATCAATAATGCCAAGCGTATGCCCCGGCTTAATGTTTAATGCCGCCTCAAGGTGACACCTTTCCAAGCCACTTTTCTCGGCTTGTTTATGATGATCTGGTGTAATAACGTCGCCCAAAACACGGCTAATTCTTTCTCGTAATTGCTGGGTGCCAGCACACTTGATCGCTGTATCGTGGAGACGGTTAACCAGTTCGCGATAAACATGCGGCTTAATGCGGATACGTTCACCGGTGACGCCCTTTCCTGGCGCTGGCACCGAACTATCCGGATAGTTGCCAGCCTCGTAAGCTACCCGCAGCCAGTGCATGAATGTTTCAGTGGACACACAACCACAGTCCACATCGATTTTTCCGCGTTGCTGTTCCAGCCATTGCCCAAAATCCAACCTGTAAGTCTTACTTTCAAGTTCATCACCATTGAACTCGACTTTCTGCGACGCTATGAGAGCTGATTCGTATTGTTCGCGAGTGACAACTGACTGGTATTCATCGCTATCAAGGTCACCAATTGGAAGCTCAATCTCACAACAAAAATTGCGCCCAAAGAAAGTGTCTTTTTTGTGGTCTGAGCCAAAAGCAAAAGTCGCGCATGGTGCCATTAAATTGACACTGGGTACTGAGAGATCCCCTCATAATTTCCCCAAAGCGTAACCATGTGTGAATAAATTTTGAGCTAGTAGGGTTGCAGCCACGAGTAAGTCTTCCCTTGTTATTGTGTAGCCAGAATGCCGCAAAACTTCCATGCCTAAGCGAACTGTTGAGAGTACGTTTCGA